AACAAAAATCTTTGACAACCAAAAATCCTTGAAAAAATCATAATCTTATCTTACTTTTTCTATACTACACCATTTTATCTTTTTCATACTATAATAAAAAACTAAAATGGTGTAATCTTATTTTTTAAGAAAAATCATCTCTTCATAGTCTATTTTTTTAGAATTATCAAACCTTTTAAAATAATCCAATTCTCTTTCAAAATCATCTATATCTATTTGACACATACAATTTGATGGTAAAATATCTTCTTCTTGGGAATACATAAATAAACTTTCTAATTCATTTATTAAAATATTTTTAATAGTTTCCGTATCTTCTTTTAATTCTGTTAAATGGTGTATACCCATCATTACTTTTTCATCTTGTAAATTAACATAATCAACAATACTTAATGGGTCTTCATCGTGTCTGCGATTATATCTATAAACTCTTTTGAAACTTATTTGCAATTCTTTAATAACAAAATTATAATTGTTTTTTTGTGTAATTTCAATCTTATCTAATTTCTCTTCTTTATCTTTAATATTCATAATGTATTCAATAATATCATATTTCAATTCTGGTATTTTATCCATTATATATATATATGATATTATTTTTTTATATGCTTTTTGAATAAAGAAAAATATATATATATTATTTTTTATTTACTTTAATACAAAAACTTATGCAACCATCCATAGCTAATGCGAATATTTCTTGATTATATTCTAAACAAAATTCTTGAACCGCTTGTTTAGTTCCAAAGTTATGATTTAATTTACATTTTTCTTTATTTAATTCATAATCATGACCCATTAAATAACCACCATCTTTAATTTTTGGAAAAGATGCAATAAGGTCTTTTTTAACTGCTTCATAACTATGGTCTGCGTCTATATAAATAATATCATATGTATTATCTTCTTGATGATCTAAATATGTTATACTAAATGATTTATAAACATTTACATTTTCATTATCTTTATATTTATCTTGTAATAATATATATTCTTCATTTAAATTTGCTTGTGTCATATTATTACCGTTTACATCACCAGAACCGAAAATTCCTTCAAATAAATCAACACCTTCAACTTTTAAATAAGAACAATTTTCTACAATATAATCTAAAAATTCACCTTTAAAGACTCCAACTTCTAATATTTTACTATTATTAGAATATTCTTTTATCATATCATTTCTATTTTCAAATATTTTCATTATTATATAATAAATTATTATTTTTTTTTATTTTTAATGTCCGTTTTCTATACTTTCACAATATGTTTCCCAAAGTCTCACGCATTCATTTAAACTTTCACACCAAGTATAACCACAAGATATACAACAACCGTTATTATCATATGGTGATTTTACCATTTGATTAATTAATAAATAAAACATTTCATACATTATATAAATTATTATTATTTTTTTTTAATAATTGTTTATTTAAATTAATTTTATTGTAAAATGTTTTTAATATCTTATTATTTTCATCTAGAAATTTATATGTTCCCATATTCGACCCAAATATATTATTTTTATGTAATGCATCATCATTGAATCCATAATCAAAAGGTCTTAATAATTCACGACCATAAGCACAACAATATTTCTTTTTGTATGTTTTACTTAATATGTAATCATCACCCATAAATGATGCTTTTAAATATTTATTTATTAAATTAACATCATCATCAAAATTTATACATTTATAATATTTTACATAATTTAATATTAAATCATGTATTTGATTATAATGAAAACATACACCAGCGTATCCCTCTATATATTCACACTTTCCACGTTCTACAATATTATATGAATAATCATTCTTCATATCAAAACCACTACCACTTGTAATATTATTTTTTGTTTTATGTTCTATTATTGTATTAAATAATGTATCTAAATATGATGTATCATCATCTACAATAATTAAATGATAATCATTTAATTTATTTTTTTTCATATATTCATAACCGCCAATATATTTTGTTATAGCTCCATTATCATTTGTATAATTAAATATTACTTTATCTTGTTTTTTAAATAATTCTTCATATTTTTTAGGTAATTTATATTCTTTCTTAAATCTTTTATAATAAGAACAAATATTGATTACTATTTTATAACAATTCAAATGATATAATTGATTTAAATTTTTTATTAAATTTTCTATTCTAGAAGGAATTGTAGCAATTGATAATATATATTTATAATTTTGTGGTAAATATTGATATTTTAATGTTTGAAATACTGAAAACCTAATATTTGTTGGTTTATCTGATATATGAATTATTAAACTTTCTTTATTTTCTGACATATCAAATGTTTGTAATAATTTAAATGGTAATATAATACTTTTATTTTGAATATCATATTTATTTTCTCTATAATATTTTCTTATTATTTCTTGTTCCCAATTTCTTTTATGGTGGAATATATCCCATTTATCTTTTATCATTTCTGACATAAACATATTTGTATATTCCGTGTTCTTTAAAATAAAAAAACCGGTATTTATTTGGTCGTATTCTCTCGGGTGGTCGTAGCTTAATATTACATCATAATAATTATTATTTTTTATTATCTTTTCTATATTTATTTTATTATTATTATGTCTAAAACAAGCGTCTGCATCAATCCATATTACATAATCATATTTTGGTAATAATTCTAAACAAAAAGGTAATTTCTCCCACGCTGGATGTCGTTCTGGTAATCTTCTTGTATGATCTACAATATAATCATAACCATATTTAGAACAATAAGTTAAATTTAATTCTGCTGTAATATCGGCGTAATCTTTAATATTGTCATCATACCAAGTACAAATACATATTTTTTTCATATACTATATATTATAGAATATTTTTTATATTCATAATTACACCATTTTGGTTTTTTATTATATATATTAAAAATAAAAATGGTGTAGTAGAATTATTCCCATTTATCTTTTTTGTATTTTTCTACTTCATCTAGTGGAACTAATTTATATTCATAAACATCTCTATATTCTTTAATTGTAACCTTTTGTTTATGTCCGGGTTTTTCTTTTTTATATAATGGTACTTTTCTATCAAATCTTTTCATTTTTTTATAATCCTTACGCCACATTGACATACCCTTTTTTTCTGCTTCTTCCTTAGCTATTGTTTCTGCTTTCTGAACTTTCAAGCCGTAATCTTCAATTAAAGTTCTTACAAATACTTCAATATCTGGGTGATATTGTTTATCGCGAATATTCAATAAATAATCTTCTTGTTCTTTCGTTAATTCTGGCATTTCATCTGGTACATAATTAATATCATACTGAATTTCTGGTTCTGGTTCTGGTTCTGGTTCCATTGTTATATAATTATATATATATTTTTTTTTTTTCATTTTTTATTTTTTTTATTCGTTTTTTCCTCTTTCAATATTTCTTCTAGTATATTTGGTGGTGGCGGTCTTTGTTTATTTATCTTATATATAATTGCTGATGAATTATTTACATTTGCGAATTTTCCGTCTGGGTCGTGTATACTTGTTGTAATTGATGATATATATGTAGGTTTTGTTATTGTAAATGTAATTGAACTTGGATTACCGAAGTAAAAATCACCTTGTGCTGAATATTTATCTACTACACTTACAATTGGTAATAATGCACCATTTACATTACTTGATGTATCTTCTATAATATTACTTCTAATTGTATAATATGGTCTAATCATTGATCTTGATAAATTTACTGATGCTATTGTCATACTTTGTGTTTTATTTATTATTGCTGGTATTATTTCAATTTCTGAGTGTGGTGCCCAATCTGGCAAAGTAGATAAACCAGATGGTTTATAAGTAATTAATGCTCTTCCTTGTGCTAATCCTAATTCATACATAGGGGCATTAAATGCATTTGACACCCACGCTTTTGTATCGGTCGTTGCTTGTTCTGAATTAGTTGTCAAAAATCTTAATGATTGATAATTTAAATTATCGATTCTTCTTAATAATACATTATTTTGAGTTAAGACTGCGTGGAATTGTTCGTAACTAAAACCCATTGTTCCCCACAATGACGCTTCCCAATTTTCACTATCTACACCCCAATTATCAATATAAATACCACTTCTACTATCAAATAATGAGTATGGTTGTATATTCTCATTTAGTAGGTCAAATGCTCTTAGATTAGTGCTTGTGTCAGATGCTGGAATATTACTTTTTGGAAGATGTGGATAATTTAACTGAACGTTTACTGGTTTTAAATATGGTTTGAAATTAGGACTAAAACCGAATGATTCAATCTTAGGATTAAATTTATAGACTACATCACCCGCATCGGCGGAAACATCAATAAATGGACTATTTCCAGTATCTCCCGCTAATTTATCATTTCCTACATTTAATGCTTCATGCAATTGTATAAATTCATATCTGTTTGTATCTGGGTTAAATTGACATATTGGATTATTTGCTCCTACATATCTTTGTGTAAAATATTTTGCGGTTTTTTCAAATGTTGTTGCTGGTTTTTGTTGTATTTTTTGTTCTGATACTGGATTTAATGGGTTAAAAATGTATGCTCCACTATTTAATAATACACACGCGGTGCCAAATGCTGTAAAATGGGGGTCGTATCCTATCCATCGCCCACCTTCTATTTTTGCTGTTGCTATATCTGGTTCATTATATAATTCTAATGGTATTCCTCCAAGTCCGTTTCCTTCTGGGTGTAGTGTTATATAATATTTACCATCAGTGTGTAAATATGGTGTTGCAAATCCAAAAGCATATACTCCGGCTGGTTGTTGATCTGGTTCATAATATATATTTTCTTGATTCTTTCTATATTCTATAAATATTGGTATTGATGATAAACATTGATTAGAAGTCCCGTAACCATCAGAACCCAAAGCATTGTTAAAATTTCCACCAGTTAGACTACCACTACTTGAACCCCATTTATTAATATGTAAATATCTAGTATTTGTAATTAATGGATTACCATTATATGATGTTAATGAATTTAAATTATCAAATAATTCGGGGTATAGTTCTTGTGCTTTTAAAAATGCTGATATTTTTTCTAATGTGTTTTGGTTCCATTCCCAATTAACTTCTATTGGGTCTATTTGTCTATTTGCCACTAAATGTTCGAACATAGTTATTGTTGCATTTGGGTTTATTTCTGGACGAACTAATGCACCAGATGGAATAGCTCTTCCAGTATTCCATAATTCCGGACGTTTTACACCAATATATTGATATGATGAATAATATAATTGTGAATTTGTAGAAGGTTGACCTCCGGTTGAAGCATTATTTAAATAATCAGTAAAATTGGAAGCATTCATAGAAACAATATTAGCTGAATTAAACAACCTATATGTTGGTGCTTCTACCGTTGTTGTTATTGCTCGTAAGTATCTTTCACCGCTTACTTCATAACCAATATTGAATGCTTCCGGTGTTTCGCTTTCATTTAATTGGTTTGATATTTGGTCGGCAATTTCTGTTGATGTATTAAAACCTTCTTTTATACTAATCTTTTTTATTTCATTATATGGAAACCACGTATTAATTGCTACATGTTCCCTATATCTGCTTGCGTTTTCTGTTGGTGTATATGGCATCATTTCCGTACCATATCCAGTATTATTATTAAATGATGTTGTTTTTAATACATATAAAGCATATCTTGAACCATCTATTTTTAATTTTGGTATTATTTTATTATCTTTTGTTTTATATCTGTAATAATCACATACTGCGAAATTATCCGTTTGAACTGTAAAATGTGTCATTCCTTGTATTGTTTCATCTCTATCGGTAAATCTTGTTTCGTCATCTGGTGTATCTACTTTATCTGTTATAAATCGTCTTGGTAAAGTTATATAATATGGGTGGTCGTCTGCATTGATATAATAACCATATCTTATATATGCTTCATTATCTTTAAGGTCATATGTGTGTTCTTCTTCTGATGCTTGATATACTTGATAAAATCCCATTCTGTAATTTTCATCAAATGGATCATTTACATAAGCACTAGGTGTAATTTTTGTATATGGTATTTTTTGATTTTCTTTTAGTGTAGCACCTTTGAATTCTATTACTTGACTATTTCCGGCTCCTACTTCGGAAATAAAAGAACGTTCTACACTTATTTGGTCGCCAACATCTAATATTAAAGTTTCATCTAATTGATTTGTGAAGTATGCGGGGTTTGAGTTATTACCGCTTTTTACTTCAACTGATGTTATACGATTACAATTTATTAATTTTGTATCAACTATTGACATATATAAACTTTTTAGATATTTTTTTAATAAAACTTTTTTCTAAAAAGTTTAAAAATAATTTTATAATAAAAATATATGGATTCATATTATGAAAAATATTATGAAAAAAATAAAGAACATATAAAAAATTTACAACGTAATTATTATCATAAACATAAAGATGACCCTAAATATTCACATTATTTAAAACATCGTTTAGAATTACAAAGACAAGCATATGCAAAAAAAATTAATATTATTTATAGAAAAAAAGAAAAACATTTCCCACAAATGAGAATTAACAATGGGACTTATGAAATTAAATTTTACTAAATGTCTAATATATTTTTTATTAATTGTTTTATATTTGGGTCTAATTCTATTTCTAATAAATTATTATTTTCTAAAAATCTTGTTTTATCTATTGTATTATTTTGATGACATAAACAAACCATTATTTGCCTTATATCAGTTATAAATACTTGTTTATCGTTTCCTTGAATTAAATTTACACCTTCACCACGTGATGACCTTTTAAACTTATTACTTGAACCATACCATTTTTTTGTCATCATCATTGTAGCTTCATGTATGAAAAACTTTTTATCTCCACAATCAATACCAGTTGATTTAAAATCATTATGTGGATATATAAACATCATCTGATTTGAACCGACTAAACCGGCTTTATTTTCTTTTAATGTTTTATAAGAATATGAAATATAAGTAGGTAAATATATATCGTCATCGTCCATAAAACATATTATTTTATTCTTTGATAATTTAATTAGTTTATTTCTTTTTTCTCCAATTGTCGTTCTTTGTCTTTGTTTAATATAATTCAATTTAATCGGAAATAAAACATTTTTCATATATTCTTCATTTTCAATAAATGGTGTTTCGCCGTCATCTAATATTATTACTTCTAGTAATTCGTGGGGGTAATCTTGCCGTAAAATATTCATAATGCATAATTGAATGAATTTAGTTCTATTATATGTTGGTATTAAAATACTTATTTTTTCCATATATAAACTTTTTAGAAAAAAGTTTTATCAAAAAAACAATTAATAAACTTTTTAGAAAAACCACGATTTCTTAACTTCTATGTATTCTTCCGGTTGTTTTATTTTAGTATTTATTTCTTTGACATCTTTTTCTAGATTACCAATTCTTTTATTTATTGAATCTAATGTTTTAATAATATTATCTAGAAGTTCTTTATTTTGTTTTGCTAGGTTTTTTTCCATTATACAGTTCTTTTAGAAAAAGAACTTACAGAAAAAAATATGAAAAAAGTTTTATCAAAAAAATGATTAAAATATTTTCACTACACCATTTTATGTTTTTTCTACTATAATAAAAATCAAAAATGGTGTAATGTATTTTTGGTTCAAAATGTATATAAAAAAAATGTTATTATATTATATATAATGAATAATATTGAATTTGATTTAAATAAAATGAGTGAAAGATTATTAAAACTTGAAGATGAAAATGAAAATTTAAAATTGCAAGTAAAACAATTAAAGAAATTTGGCGAAATACAAGTCGGTATTAATTCTAAACAAGCACGACAAATAAGAGATTTAGTCAATGAAAATGAAAAGTTAAATGAACATATTAAAATATTAAGTTCTTAAACTACTTGTTTTATTTTATCATGATGTATTTTTGGTAATCGTGGTTCTTTATATATTTTTACTTCTTTTAATCCATTACATATAATTGGGCGGGATACGTCCTTATATTCATCTTTAAATCTTTTATTAAATATAGTTATTATATCTTGGTCTATATTTGGTGAGCTTTCCAATAATCTGTCATATTCAGCACGACAAACTTTCATAAAATCCCTACAATTTTTTCGTTTATCATCTTTTAATGCTAATTCAATTTGTATATTTCTACCAAATTTAGACCACGCAACACTAGCAATTCGTGATGCTTCATATATTTCAGCATATTTAAGGAATGACATTAAAGTGCCTAATATACCACATAAAATATTAAAACCACCTACAATTGCACTAAATCCTTGTTTAAATCCATTTGGCACATAACTATCGGCAAAATTTGCGGTTCCGGTTAATGTAGATATACAAATAATGGGTATACTCATATTATGGTACTTCTTCTTATACTTGCGTTCACTAAAATTATGCAACCAAGCATAGCACAAGGCAATTTCGCCCCACTCACTCAATAATTCTTCTATTTCATCACTCCAACAATCTATATTTTCTTCGTCAATCATTTTTCTTGGGGTTTTTAGATCTTCCATATAAACTTTTTTAAGAAAAAAGTTTAAAACTTTTTTAATATTTTTTTGTCTAAACTTTTTTCTAAAAAGTTTTTATAATGTCGGAAACAAAAGAACTTTACAAACCTTTTAAAAGTAAAGCGAAAAATAAAAGATATTCAGTTTATGTCCGTGGTGATAATGGAAAAACTAAATTAATTCATTTTGGTGATAATAGATATACTGTTTATTATCAACATAAAGATAAACAAAGACAAAAAAGCTATTTAGCACGTGCCAAAGGTATTAGAAATAAAAAAGGTGAATTAACATACAAAGATAAAAACACTTCAAACTATTGGGCTGTCAAGCTATGGGCTGATACTAAGCCTTCGTGGGCGTAATAACTCCACGTTTTACAAGTAAATCATATTTTTCTTTATGGTTTTTTTCAAATGTTTCTAAATTATCTTTTTTTCTATAATAATTATATAAATTTCTTGATTTTACAAACTCTTGTTTTTTTGTATAATTTTCTTTATATCTTTCTTTATTTTCTTCGTAATATTTATTTGCTCGTTCTTTATTCTTATTTTTAAAATCTTCATTGTGTTTTCTTACATTATGGTAATATTCACGTTGTGATTTTTTATTTTCTTGATATTTTTGAATTATTCTTTTATAGTCTTCTTGTGTGAATTCCATTCTATATATATATATAATATTTTTTTTATATACTTTATACATAAAAAAAAACTTTTTAATTATGTTTTTTTGATAAAACTTTTTTCTTAAAAAAGTTTATATGGATATTGAAGAATATTTATTAAATATTTATAAATCAGATAAAAAAATGCATCGTAAGATATATTATCATAAAAATAAAGAAAAATTATTAGCTTATAATAATCAAAGATATGCAAATAGATATAATAATGATCCACATATTAAAATTATTAAAAAAGAATTTATAATAAAATTTGATTAGGATTTTAAATTGTTTTTTTGTTAAAACTTTTTTCTAAAAAGTTTATTCGGTTCTTGCTACGGCTACTTGCTGACTTGGTGCGATTGCTTCGGCTACTTGCTGTATTGGTTTATTAGCTGCATCTTTGGCTGCATCTATTGAATCACCTACACCTTGTAAGGCTGCTGAACCAGCGGAAATAATACCACCTACGGCTCCTAGAAGTTGTAATCCCGGAACTAAACCGGCAACATCTAATACTCCCCCAACAATATTTCCTATATTGGCGGTTTGCTGTTCCCAATTATCACCCGCTACATGTCCGTCTTTAATATCTTCGAATATATCTTGACCGGCTGAAACTGCTGCACCAATCGTTCCCGCAACTCGTGTTCCTTTCTCTAATACATCACCGGCACCCCCAATGAATCCTCTTAATCCTTTTACATCGGCGGAAGACTGCACGCCTTCAAAACCACCACCAACGGCTTTTCCTCCGGCAACTGTTTGTCTAAGACCGGGTTTTAAAGCACTTTTAACACCACTTGCCATTTTCGCCGTATCAATTGCTCCACTGATTAAATCATTTGTGGCTTGTGTTTTGTCTACTTCTTTTTGTTCGTTGTAATTCTGAGCTGCTAAATCGTTTTGTGCTTGAATCTGTAAATTGACATTCTGAATACCTTGTGCCATACTATTTGCTTGACTTACTCCTCCATCTACGGAATATAACGATAAACCCATATTTAATATAATATTTTAAAAGAAAAAAATAAAAAATATTTTTTATTATTTTTTTATTCTAGAATTTCATTTCCACGTCCTATAACTCTTTCAAATTGATAATATGCAGTTGCGGGGTTTGTTTGTAAATCAAGATGTAAAAATGAATAACGGTCTTTATGTGCTATATTATATAGTTTAATGAAATTATCGGGGCTTCCGAATAGGTCGCCATACTCTTCCGCTATTTTTTCAAGTTCCTTTGCATTCTGCTGTTTACATATAATTACATTAGTTGAGTTATTACGAATTAAACCACTAACGGCACGAAATGATTGAGTAGTAAAACAAAGTAAATTAATACCATAATGACGAAAACGAGTTGCTAAAAATGATACATAGTTATTTTTGCTAAAATCTTTTGTTAATATATCATCTAGACAAACGGCAAGGTTTAAGCGGTCTTCTTCTCCTAATGCTTTTTGACTTTCTATAATATTTTCTATCATTGAATCATTGTAGTGGTCTTCACACGCAAAATATTTTTTCATCATCTTCATTTTTGGGTCTGCGTTAAGTGTATTACTAATAAGGTGGACGACATCAAATCTATCTTTAAACATTGAAGGATTACAAAGTAAATTACATAGTAAATTACTTTTACCGCTTCTTACACTTCCTATAATTAATAATAAACTTGGTGGCTGTGGTAAGTGTGGATGTAAGCCCTTAAACATTTTAGATGGTGGGGGATCTTTCACCTTAAATACCTTAGGTGGTGGCGGTATATTTTCTTCTACTTCTTCTTTTTTTGGTTCTTCTTTTTTATTTTCCATATTCTATAATATTATTAAAAAAAAAAAAAAAAAAAGTTTTTTTTTAAAGTTTAGAAAAAACCGTTGCCATATGGATTTGTAGCTTTTCTATTCATTGCACGTTTTAATGTATTTTTAAATTCTTCATGTTCCTTTTCTTTCTTTTGTGCTTCCTTCTTTTTTGCTTTACGTTCTTTTCTTAATGCTTCGTATGATTGAATACCGGCAAATATCATTTTTTCTATTGTTTCTTGTGCTTCTTTTTGATTTATATGATATTGTGGCATTGCTTGCGGTATTGCTTGCGGTATTGGTTGTGGTGCTGGTTGCGGTGCTGGTGCTGGTTGCGGTGCTGGTGGTGCTGGTGCTGGTTGCGGTGCTGGTGCTGGTGCTTGCTCTTCTTCTATTTTTGATTTACCTTTAATCTTTCTAGCTTCTCGGACTTTTGCCATACGTTCACGCATTGCTTGTTTTTGTTCTTCGGTATATTCTCGTTTTTTGCGTGGGTTTTTAATTGCTGGCTCTTCCGCTTCTTTCGTGTCTTCAAAAATATCATTTGGGTTTATTTCTTCCGTTGTTGGCACTACTTCCGGTATGATTTCGTCTTCTTCGGGTTCTTCTGGTACAAAATCCATTTTGACTTTTGGAATAAAAGACATCTTATATAAATTATAAAGAAAATATTTTGAAAAATAAAATTTAAATTTATTATTATTTTAAATATTGGTTCTAATAGATTTATTATTATTTCACTTTTCCATATTTTGAATAGAGAAAATAGATAAAACTAATTATTTACTGTCTATTTGCTGTCTCTCACGTGAAACACAATTATTGTTTTACCAGTAATAGCGGTACAGAGTTGCTCGTTGTCATAGACTATGTCTACATCAATTTGATTTAATGTCAGTTCTACTGGGTTGTTTAGTTTGATATATACCCTTTCATGTGGTTCAAAATATAAACCGCCAGTTTCATTACCGCTATTATCAAAACGTGGTAAATGTGCTACAATTTTACTTGTAGATGTTCCACGCCTTGCGTTTGTGGTATTTTGTGTAAAATTATTTAATCTAATAAATAAAGATACATTAGAAATTAATTTAGGTATATTATCGCTATTTATTGTTTGTGTTGTATTGGTAGAAGAATTCAAAGTATCTACAATTGAACGTCCTACAAAACCTAATGTAAATTGAGTATTACAAGGTTGTGTGATCTGTCGTCCATAATCTGTACTAGGTGCTAATGTAAATATTAATTGTGAATCTTCCATAACTGAATGACTATCTACACCTAAGGGGTCTCTTACTGTTGCATTATCAATATCATTCCAAGGTCTTGTTTCAACGTCTCGTCCGAATGTTTCAGAAATACCAGCATTACATATTTTTACCCACCAATTAAACTTTTCATTAAAAATATCATAAGTCGTATCAAATACTTCATATGTGTAAAAATCGGTAATTGTAATACTTGTCCCTCTTTCCAATGACATTGCGGGGAATAAATGCCATTGAGTGCAATTAATTGGTGTTGGTATTGTGTCTTTTGCTGGTGTTGTTCTTTGGTCTTGATTCAGTAAATCTAACCAAGCTACTTTATCGGCACTAATTTGAATTACCATCTTTTCATTAGATACGGCAAATTTAATATATCTAAAACCAGAAGCATTAGTACCTATATTATATTCAGTAGCAAAATTTCCACCAAAACCCCAATATGTAATAGGGTTCATTACTAAATCTTGTGAATTACCAGCAGTTCTACCACTTTTAATACAACTTTGAAATATTCTTAATTGAGTTCCAACACGTCTTACGCAATAATCGTAAAATTGATTTAGTTGTAATGTTCCTTTATTATGTGAAGTGTAGTTAGGTTCAAAATATGTTGGTAAATATTCTATGGGGTCATCATCAGCATCAAAAGCACTTGGAATATTTGGTCTTACTAATCCAACAACCCATCTTGATGCTGCAACATTATTGGCGGCTTGAATATCAAATACTATACCTTGATGAGTGGAAGCATTAGCTCCGGCGTTTACTTTAAAACCATTAGTGGTAATGGGGTAAGCATCACAACGAACTTGTATACTTTGTTTTTTTAAATTAGTAAATACGCCATTATCTAAGGTATATGAAGTACCGCCGTTGTCATCTTCATCAGTAAGACACGTTACGCCTACACCTACATCTAATGATGTTGTCGCATCTTCATTTGCGGTATGTTGAGTTAAAACCCAATTATAACCTTGAAAATCTAATGTTGCATTATATGAAGCATTACATACTAAACCAGCATCTATATTGCCTTGTGAGTCAAGCCCCTTTATTACTGCTGGGTGAGAAATAACGTTCTTCATTCCTATTTCTATTTGGTCTGCTAAATCTCTTACATTAGTTTCTATATAATCGCCTATGCCTAAATCTCCAATATTACCAATCATAGGTGATACAGTAGAATTGTCAAGGTCAAATGTTCCATTTACTAATTTTTTACCAAAATAAACACCAAATACATTATTTAATCTACTTAATGTATATACACCACTTTTATTGATTTTACAACTTTGTAATGCAATTTCACTATTAGCGGGAATTTTCAAAGTATTATTATTTAATGAATTTGTATATGAATATGGTTTAAAAATATTACTTTGAGTGTTTACATCTTCAAGATTAACATTTGATGTTATAATTAACGACATTTTATATTAATTATAAATAAAATAATTTTTTTGAAAAAAAATAAAAATATTTATATAATTTATAAGAATGTTATTGAAACCAATTAGAAATAATAATCATATGGATTTACAACATAAACCCATTGAAACATTAAAGAGAGATAAAAAGATTAAACCAAAAGAAATATTTGAAAATTATACAGATGAGAAAAAAGGGGGTAAATCTAATAAATCTAAAAAAAATGAAAAGAAAAAAAAATATTGAATTTTCTATTTTCAAAAGTTGGAATTTTGAATAAATAAAATGTGGAGGCGTAGGGCAATTACACCATTTTATGTTTTTTTTATATAAATAAAAAACAAAAACGGTGTAACGATAAGGAAAAATTTCCATATACAATATGAATAAATAATAAATAAATATCATCTATTATTTCTTGCACGTCTAAAATTATATAAATCAAATTCTCTTGTTAAAATATCATTATTAAAAGTATATTTAGTAATACGTTTTTTATTAACCATAGTTTTTTCATTTTTAACCAATTCATTACCAAATAAATTTTTATACATTTTATACATATATTGTGTTAATACTTCTTTATTAGTAAAATCAATATCGGATTTTTTAATAGAAGCATTCCAAACCTTACTATAATTAGTAGCATAAAAGTCGGCATCTTTTAGCTCTAATGGATTTTTTACATTAATATCATTATTATCAGAACAACCGCTTAAATCTTTTATTTCTTGTAAAAATTTAATTTTTGCTTTTGTAGAAGAAACTTTCCGGACATTGAATTCTTCTTGTCCGAATAGTTCTTCTCGGACATCTTCAATTTTATTAAAAAAATATTTTGATATATTAAAATGATTATTCAATTTTGTTTGATTCAAAAAATATTCTTTGTATTTTTCAATATTTTCGGCACTATCTATTTTAAGATAATCATTAATTTTAATAACACTTGGGTGATCTACTGAAAAGTTTTCTAATTTAAGCTCTTTAATCTTACTTCTCATTTCCCTAGTTCCTTTTAATTGCGTATTATAATAAGTAATACTATCATTAACAAAACCACGTTTTTGTAATAATTTAATAAAATGACCGAATTTATTGATTTCATAACATCTGTTTAAATATGAATACTTTGTGTAAAAATCTAAATATGCATCAGAAATAAAATCATTACACATTAATGAAAACGAACAAAATTCATTACCGAAACTTTCTAATTCTTGTAATTCTTGACGGACATAATCTAATGAAAAATCTTCATCTTCTATTTTAACCTTTTTTATTTCAAATGTATATCTTAAATATTTAATATTTCTACATCTTGCAATTTGCTGAATCATCGCCGTTGGCGGTATTGTTCGTTCTTTATAATAGCAATATACTGGACGTTCTATTGAACTATCTAAACCATACACAATTTTAGGTGAATATATAATTTTATCATATTTATCTAAATTAATATATTCGTCATTATCTGATGTTATTAATTTAACATTTCTTACATTACGGTTTATTAATTCTTGGTGTATCATCTCTGCTTGTGTTTTACTATCACAACAACATAAGAACTTTTTTTCTAAATGTAATTTATCGCAAAAATCACTATATTTAAATAATTCTTGACATTTAACATTTTTATTATGTAAAAATTCATTTTGAATATATATTTTATTTTTATTAACTAATTTTAAAAATGATAATGAAATATCATTAATATCTGCATCAGTACAAATAATCTTTTTACAATTATTTAATACTTTTAATAAAGCGTTGAAAACAACAACACGTTTATTATTTAATGTATCCGCACAAATTAAATACTCAATCATTGAATTAAATTCATCTAAATAAACAATATAATTTTTATATTCATAACAAGACCAATTAGCAACACGTAAAATACTATCAATTGTAATTACATAATTATAGCGACTTACTAAGCGACCATCAATAATTTTATATAAACCACAATTAATACCACTTTTTGAAAATGTCATGTATTGTTCTTGTGCCAATGAAACCCTTGAAACAATTGATATAAATTTAGTATTTTCTTGTTTCATCATTGTTTGATAGTATTTAGTAAAACTTGTTGTTTTACCAGTTCCAGTATCTGACTTCATAATTAAACAATCATAGTTCTTTTTGTCTAAACTTTTTTCTAAAAAGTTTGAATAGTTTTCATCTGTTAATTTAGCTTGATTAATTATTACATCTGGTTTTGTTGTATGTACGTCATAATCAATATACATATAATATTGAAGCATTGTTCTGGCATTCCTAACTTTTGTATTTAATAATAAATTAGATAAACAATTATATTGTTTATGTCTTTTGATATTATCCCAATGTGTATTCATCCAATCTTTATGACCTTGTGAGTTAATATTACCATCAACTGGATTATTTAACTTAGGGTATTTTTCCCATAAGTCTTTACGGTTTATTTGCTTCATTGCAGTTGTAAAAATTAACCAGTGTTGATAAGTATTAAAATATTTATCGGGTAATCCTTCAATAATTTTTATTAATAATTCATCACTAAAATTATATGTAAATTTGTCTAAATGGTAATAACCTTCTTCTTCTATTACTTCTTCTTCTTTATCTTCTGTTTTTTTAATTTCTTTTCTTTTTTTGTTTGGTTTTTCTTTCGTTTTACCTTTTGTATTAAAAATAACATTTGATAAATAATCTTTTAATTTATCCGGTATATGCTTAAAATGTGTATCTTTAATAATTTCATATTTATTACCATTAATAATACTATTTGGTGAAACAATATAACCACCATTACCTCTTGTATCTACTTGTTCTTCACCATTTGAAGTTGTTTTATCTACATTCTCATCATATTTAAAATATAAATGAAGACCACCACTTGGACTTTTAACGGTGAATGTATCAAAATCTTCAATGTAATTATAACCAAAAAATTTATAAAATTGTGTTTTTTCAAAATCGAATGTTTCACCTTTTTTAGGGTAAAAGTCTAAATCAATAACAAGTATATTATTTACTTTACCAGTTGGAATACCTAAATTACAATTTTGTTTTTTTGCGTTAAACTCATATATGTTTGTATCTTTGTTGTAATTTTTTAAACGTTTTGTTTTTTTATCAATCCATGCTTGTATAGGTCTTTTAGAATTTTCTATTAATTCAATTGTAGTTATATTTTCCATATATCTATTATTATATATTTTCTTTTGCATTTTTTCGTCGTTTTTGGATTTTTCCATATTCATTATATATATAACAAATATTTTTTTTATATGCTTTTTGAATAAATAAAATAATATTTATTTTTCATTTTTTAATTTTCATAATGAATATAAAAAAATATTACATTACACCGTTTTAGGTATTTTCATATATAAATAAAATCATAAAATGGTGTAATGAATTTTTGATAAAATAAATTTACTAGAAAAACTTTTTAACTAAATTTTTGATTAAACTTTTTTTTAAAAAGTTTTTTTTTTATTTTTTTTACAAAAAATTTTTATCTATAAATAAAATATAATGTCTTATTGGAGAAATGAAGAACAAACACAAATAAATCAGTTCCAAACTTCCATAAGTTCCGTTAATGGTTTATCTTACAGACCCGGACAGCGAATTGATTTTGAAATACCTTCTAATGTAAAATACATTGATGGTAAAAATTGTTATATTAATTTTGATGTAAAAATATCATTACCAAGTGGAGCTAATCCAACTAAACTTGTTTTAGATCCCGTATTAGGTGGTAATTGTTTAATTAAAAATCTTCGCATATATTCTAACAATGGCGAACGTGTATTATTAGAAGAAATTGTAGATTACAATACTAAACTAAGAATGGAATATGATTATAATTCTGATGATTCAATCCGTGGTCTTCGTGCCGTCAAAGAAGGTGCCTTAACTGCAAACCCCGAAAATCGTTGTAATAAAGGTTGCACGGTTTCAAATTGTATAGATACTAATACTAACCCTTATTTTAAAAAAGTTGAAGGCAACCAAGCATCCACAGATGTGTGGGATGATAATGCCTTTTTAACTGCTAAATGTTGTATCAATTTACATTCTGGTATTTTTACAAAATCAAATCAGATTTTCCCTTGTCTTCTAACTGGGGGTCTATATATAGAAATTGACACAGAAGAAGCAAAATATTGCGTTCATCAGTTAGATAATGCTATTAGAACACGTCGTGCTTATCATAACCCCGTATTTCATGGTATTACAGTTGGTGGTGGAAATTGGACGGCAAACGGAATAACTGGAACCAAGGAAGTATTTTTTACCACTGATAATAATGTAATTAGTGTTAAGAATCTACCATTTTGTATTGGTGAACGTATCGCATTTTGTGATGCTAAGGATGTTACGAAAAATGCTTGGTTGTCTAGTGCTTCGGGGGGTGCCGAAACTACCGCCATTAATCCGGTTATTGATAGTATTGAACTTGACAGCGGATTCATAAAAGTTGGCTTCTCTGCTAGTGTTTATAATGGTTCAATTGCCGGACATTCGGGAAGTACTATTGTTAAAGATGAATTCGTCGCATATTCGGCTGCCATTGACACAGCAAATAGTATTGCAACCACTACACTGACTGCTACAAGTTCGTATGATGCTTCTTACACTATTTCTAATATTGAATTTGTTTTACAGCAAGTTGAATTATCGCCACAAGACGAAAACCGAATGTTAAGCAATATTAGACAAGGTGGAGTAATTGAATTTGATATTTTAAGTTGCACTAATTACAAACATTCACTATTAAAAGAAAACAGACAAGCAACCGTCAATCTTCCACTTAATAACTCAAAAGCAAAAACACTTGGTGTTGTAGCTACAGATGCCACAGTCTATACATCAGCACAGACCATTGGAGCTATTGGAACATACGTTCAAGAACAAGACGCAAACTATGCGGTATACGGACAAGATACAATTTTAAGAAGTAATAGCACTAAACTGACTGGATGTATAGACCATCTAAGCACGTTTCAGATGCTTATACAAGACAAATTAACACCTTCAAGACCGGTGAATGTTTCACGAATTAATCTTGGACGTAGTATCTCGGCACAGCAACTAACGGAACTTGACAAATTTTTGAACCAGTCCCGAATTGTTCCCCGTTCATTCCAAGAATACAACAGAAACTTTGTAATTCCTAGAAGCTATGTTCTACAAGATGGTGTAATGGATTTAAGAAATATGACTAATCAATTACAGTTAGTATACAATGAAAGCACCGCGCCATCGGTAAATAAGATGTTAATGTGCTTTGTTTATCACATTAGAACCCTTCGTATTTCTGGTGCTTCAATTTCCGTTATGTTGTAAATAAACTTTTTAGAAAAAAGTTTAATCAAAAATATTTTTTCTAAAAAGTTTATTTTTATTCAATAAATTTTTTAAAAATTTGATATTTATTTATTTTCTTTTAATAGATTATAGCAATGTCTTCTAGTAAATTTCTAGAAATTCGCCCGAATAATGTTCCGAGTGCGCGCTCGGGTGGTATTAGTCATCGTAATGGTCTTCCGGTAATCAGTTTTACCATTGGCTCACAAAATGCTTTACTTGATATGTCAAGCATTCGCCTTGTTGGTGATTTGAACTTTTGGATTAATTCGAAAGGAAGCACACGTCCAACAAGTGGTAATGCTTCTTCACTTACAGCATCCCATAAATTAGGTGTATATGGTGCCATAGAACAATTAACGTGGAGAAACTCTAAGACAAAACAGATTACTGAGTCAATACGTTCATATGGTCGTTTTATGTCTTCATTTCTTCCGGTTATGTCATCCCGTGAAGACGCCATAGGTCATTTATCAGAAAGTGCCTTAGTTCATAATTCAGCTGATAGTTTCAAAGACAATGTTATTCGTTCAGATCGTGCGAATTCCTTTTGTATTCCATTACCTTGTGGTATGACCCTAGGAGGTGAGCCACTAGAATTATTTGAAAATTCCTTCGGTGGTATTGAGTGTGAAATCTCCTTAGTTCCCGATAGTCAGTTTTTCTATTCTGATGATGCGGACACTTCACGTTCTTACATTCAGAATGCATTTTATGAATTCACCAACCTTAAAATTGTTTGTGAGGTTCATATGCCACCACCAGACCAGTTGTCGCAGATGATGGCAAGAACCGAAGGAACTTATACATTTAATAGCATTGTAGCCCTTTATTCTACTATTCAGTCTTCCAATGCTATTATTTCATACAATCTCGGTTTATCTAATGTTATTAGTGCTTTTATTAATTTTGTTCCAAGTTCATTTATTAATAATTTAGCACAAGATGGTTATTTAACTTATTACCCATCTTTTAAAACTGCTGGAACTATTGGTTCGGTAGACCAAGTTATTTTCCTTAAAAATGGTGAGCGCCACCCATACAACTTTGACATTAACTCAAATACGAAAAACCAAAGCGGTGTAACCGTCGCAGACCCACAGATCCAGAAAACCTTTTTAAGTTCTATTATGCCAGAAAGCGACCACGTAAGAAGTAATGTCAGCCCAGCAACTAGCAATAGAAATTTTGTTGTTTCTAGTGCTAATAATTCTTATGGAAATATGCCAAATATGGGAGCTACTATTGGTGTTGGTGTCCTATATGATATGCTGGATTCTAGCGGTGAGAATTTCAAAAACGAACAATTCGGCGTCCAGATGATTACTACGGTTACAGATGCAAACCCTACAAGTGCTTATCTATTTGTAAAATCTCGCCAGACTATGCTATTTAACGCACAAGGTATTCAGATAATCCAGTAAACAAACTTTTTTAAAAAAAAAGTTTAGACAAAAAATATTTTTGATTAAACTTTTTTCTAAAAAGTTTATTTTTATTCAATAAAATTTTTTAAAAAAAGTTTTAATAAAAAATATATTATATAGTTATATAAAATGGAAAATCAAGATATGCCATCGCAACAGACAATGGACGTTCAAGATGAAGTGCCAGATTTAATGGATGTCGGACAGATTCCCGCAAATTATGCTATGCGTGTTGAAACTGATATTTTAGAACCGGTTGTAAGTTCTGATAGTTTCGCACGTTTTACCCTTCAACGTAAAGGGTTCTTATCGTCAATGTCTAAGATTACTTTTTCATTAATTCCAGCAACTGGTAATGAATCCGCATATGTCCCATTAGGTGTAGGTATTTTTTCGTGCATTAAAAACGCCACTTTAAAAATAGGTCAGACCACTGTTTGTGAAACCCAAGGTGTAAATTTACTGGCTGCTTACCAGTCTTTATTTACTACCAATGAAAGCAATAAAGAACGCGAACAGTTCGTAAATGGTCGTTGTATCGCTCATGAAGCGAGATATGAAGACGGACAAGATACAAAATCTGCCGTTTTTGGTTTATCTAATGGTAGATGTTATAATGATACTAATTTAGATGTTTTAACATATGCTAAATTAGATGGTGGACGTAAAGCAGAATCGCCGATTTACTCGCTTTTCCTTTCTGATTTGTTCCCTTTCTTGAAATCAAATCAGCTTCCAGCCTATATGTTCGGAGTAGACCAAGAAATACACGTAGAACTTACTTTTACTGAATCTACTACTAAACGTGTTTGTATTCAGAATGCCGATACTACCGGTTCTGCGTATTTACTTGATTTAACAGAACTTAAAATGATTTATGACACAATCTACTATGAGGGCAATGTGATGCAGAAATACGCCCAGCAGAATGCGGGAGGTATTAGTTTTTCGTATGTAGATTATCGTTTATCAACTTTTACCGGTACTGAGGCTTCATTTGCAGACCAAGTATTCCAAGTTGGAGGAAATGGTCGTGTTGTAAATAAAGTTATTATCGGTATTGTTAAGAGTACCCGAATTAGTGAAGAATCAATCTTAAATGGTTACATATCAAATGCCCCCAGTGTTGGAGAAAAATTAACACTCAATCTAAGATACAATGATAGATTTGTATTCAGTATTGATAGGGACAATCCCGCCTTACTTTTCCACACTGTCAAAGAAACAGAAGGTATGGTGCCATTTGTTATGCGTGGTGAATATTCAAATGAAGGTCAAGCTATGATTACTGGCGCTACATTTGAGGGACACATTCAGAAAGACTTTTTAAAAGGAGCATTTAACTGGACTTCTATAAGACTAAATCGCAGCGAAAGAGTTAATAATAAGGGTATTGAATTAACCTATAAAAACACATTAGCAGCCGGAGACTACACCTTGTATGTATGGACTGAACTTCAAAAGACGGCACAGCTTGTAAACGGTCAGTTTTCCAGTTTCTTTGCTTAATTTAAAACAATTGTAAATTTTCCTTTTTTTGATTTAAAATTAATATCTTTTTTATTATTGTAATTATTACAATTAATATAATTTATATGATCTAAATCTAAATAATTATAATATTTAATGGCTTTTCTAACAGAAGATAAATAACCATATTGATATATAGTTATACAATCGGTTTTAACTTCTTCAAAATTATTATATTCAGAAAAATTAAACATATAATGATTTTTTGCTAAATGAATTATTTTTCGTGCAATACTTACAACTATTTTTTTTTCATCTGGTTTTAAGTCTTTTTCATTATTTTTATTTCTTAAATGGAATAATAAATCACGTTTATTGGTATAACCATATTTATTTTTGATTAACATATTATTATTAAAAGTATTTTCAAAAAAGTTTGTTAAATATTCTTTTAGTTCATTTTTATTAAAATCTTCTTCAATAATAATTCCACAATCTGCCATAAATTTTAATATTTCTTTTTTAGAAAATGTTTTATGAATAATTATCATATATTTTACATTTATATTTTATTTTTCATCATTACACCATTTTATGATTTTATTTATATATAAAAAAACAAAAATGGTGTAGTGGATTTTTTCTATTTTTTAACGTATAAGGAAAAACCACATAAAGATTTATATATATATCTAATTAGTAAATAGAATGGATTTTCTAAAATGTAGATTATGCAATATTAAAGAATTACCAAAAAAAACAAAAGATAGAACAGACAATACATTATATATATACAAGGGAGAACCAAGATTATGGAAAAATAATTATTTATCATGTTGTCATAATACTCGTCCTTCAAGATGTAAAGAATGTAATTTAGAAGGTTATAAAAAATCAATAGAAATGGCAAAAAAACAAAGAATAAAACACGATATAAAAAAAAAATATAAAGAATATTATCAAAATTCAAAAGAACATCGTAAAGAATATTATCAAAAAAATAAAGAAAAATTATGTCAACAACATAGAGAATATTGTAAAAAAAATAAAGTTATTGTTCGTATTAACGCATGGATTCAAAGCGGTTTTAAACATACTGATGAAGAGTTCAAAGAAATATTTAAAAGAAGACAAGAAAGTATAAAATGTGAATTATGCGATACTGAATATACATCATCACGTGATAAACATGCAGACCATCACCATAGTAGTGGTAGTTTTCGTAATATTTGTTGTAATAAATGTAATAATAATAGGCGATCTATTGACAGAAAAATGGATAAAGTATTATTAGAATTACATCGTTATTTCTTGATTAATTGAATTCTTCTAATGGTTTTATAAATTCACATTTAACATTAAATAAATTATATATTTCATTCTTTCCCCTATCACTTCTTCCACCAAGTGCTATGAATCCTTCATTTTCATGATTATCTTTTTTCAATTCCCAAAAGTAACAACCATCATTACATCGCCAAATAAAAACAATTCTTTTATTATGTTTTTCAACTAAATGTAATCCTTTATAATATTTACTTTCACTAAAAAAAAGCGTTGGATATTGATTATGTTTAATATTTCTTGTTTTTAATTCTATATAAAATTCATCATTATAAAAATCAAAACTATCATATTTTCCGGTAAAGGTCAATTTACCAAAAAATTTACTAAAATATGTAATCATTTCATTTTCTGATTTTTCACCTACAAGTAAATCATTTTGTTTTATTGTATTCATATATAATATAGAAAAACATTTTAATTTTAATTATTTGAACTTATAAATTTAAATTAAATTTAAATATAAAATTTAAAATATATATATAATATATAAAATGGTAATTCTAGAAGTTGAAGATTTATACACTAAGATTAAAGAAGCAAGACCAAATTTAAAAGATTCATCAATAAATATTTATGTTAGAAACTTAAATAAATTAAAGAAAATATTTAATGAAAATGATTATAAATTCTTAGAAAACTACGAAGATGTAGAAAAGATATTAGAAAATTTATCATATTTAACGGTTAGAAACTATTACAATGCTATTATTGTTTTAATAACTGCATTAAATGGTTTTAATGATGAATTAGTAGACAATTACACCGTAATGCGTGATGAATTGAATGAAAAATATAATAAGGAAAATACAGAGACTAATAAAATATCATCAAAGCAAGAACAAAATTTTATTACTTATAATGAAGTAGTTGATATGTTAAATAAAATGGCAGATGATCTAAGAATATTAAAGATTAAGCAAAAAAAGGATATTGGAGTAAAAGAAAGAACATTATTACAAATATTTGTCATTTTTAATATTTATCTACATATACCCCTTAGAAATGATGTTGTAGATTTAATAAAAATTCAAAAAAGAGAATTTAACAAATTAACAGACGATGACAAGAAAGAAAATAATTACATAATATTTGAAAATAATAATATGTTTTTTAGTATAGGAAAATATAAAACAGATAAAACATATTCAACAAAAATTATTGAAATACCAAAAGAATTACAAAAGGTAATAAGATTTTGGAAAAGAATAAGTATATATAATGATAGTCCTTATTTGTTTTTATCAGCAACTGGAAAGAAATTAACACGTAATGAATTATCACAACTAATGATAAGATTTTCAAAATTATATTTAAATGATAAAGCACAATTAAGCACAACAATGATGGCTAAAATTACAATGTCGCATCATTTAGGAGAATTAAAGAAGAAACAAGAAGAAATGTCTAAACAACGTGGAACATCAATAAATACAATAAATAATATTTATATTAAAGAACGATAATTAAATATATTTAATTCATATTCATAATGTATATAAAAAAATAATAATATAATAATATATAATGAAATTTAATGTTGAAAATAATGTAGAAAGAATGTCAAGATTAATAAATATAAAAAATGGTAATAAATTTTATATATACTATGGTAATTGTGATGGTAAAAAAACACAATGGATTTGTAAAACAGAATGGAATTATAATATAAATGTTAATTATTTAAATGGTGATTTAATATATTCAGATGATAATGGCGAAAGAATACATGTATTTGAAGATGAAGAAATGTATGATTTTAGTGATTGGGGAAATTAAAGAACGATAATTAATCTTCTGATGAATCTTCATCTAAAATATAGTATGGGTCATTAGGTTCATCCTCTTCTATATCAGAATCAGATGATAAATCATATAATTCTTTTAATCCATCATCAGCCATTTGAACTAATGCATAAAAATAGTCTTTTAAATTATCTGGTATAATTTCCATAATTCTTTTAGTTTCATCATCATGAAAATGTGAATATACCCAAAAATAATTAGAATTCATATATTTTTACTAAATATATTTTTTCTAGAATAAAAATATAAATGTCTTATAAACAACAATTCAATAAAAAGTATGGTTTTTCACCAACTGAAAGTCATTCATTAAATGAGATTGCAAAGATAAGCGGAATAAGAAAAAGTATATTGGAAGAAGTCAAAAAACGTGGTATTGGTGCGTGGAAGACCAATATTTCATCGGTAAGATTAAAGAAAGACTTTTCTAAAAATCCTAATTTAAAGAAATATCCACGTTCAGCTAGATTAACCAAGGAACAATGGAGTTTCGCAAGAGTTTATAGTTTTGTGATGGGTGGCAAAACGCAATCAACAGCAGATAAAGATTTATGGGATAAACATTTAAAAAGTAAAAAGGGGTAAAAAATAAGATTACACCATTTTAGTTTTTTATTATAGTATGAAAAAGATAAAATGGTGTAGTATAGAAAAAGTAAGATAAGATTATGATATTTTCAAGGATTTTTGGTTGTCAAAGATTTTTGTTTGTCAAAGAGTTTTGTTTGTCATTTATCGCGTCTTCAAATCTTGCGCTTGTGGTGCAGAAAATGATATTTTAATGTAAAATAGTATCGTTTTCAAAGAGTTTTCGTTTTCAAAGAGTTTTCGTTTTCAAAGAGTTTTCGTTTTCAAAGAGTTTTCGTTGTCATTTATCGCCTCTTCAAA